CCTCAAATTTCGTAACCAATAAGGTAGTTAAAACCGCTGTTGAAATTAAATTAGGTTTAACTGATAAACTTGAATTAGGTAATATGGATTCATATAGGGATTGGGGTCATTCTAAAGATTACGTTAAAGCAATGCATAAAATAATTAATCATGATGTACCAGATGATTTCGTTGTATCAACAATGACAACACATTCTGTTAGAGAAATGGTAGAATATGTTTTTAAAAAATTAGATTTAAATTATAAAGATTACGTTTCTCAAAATAATAAATTTATTAGACCAGAAGAATTGAAATACCTAAAGGGAGATTCAACTAAGATTAGGGAAACATTAGATTGGAAACCAGAATATACTTTTGAGACTCTAATGGATGATATGATTGATGGTTGGTTAACTAATTTGACAAAAAAAAATAATTTGGTTCTAGTTAAATGATAAAATTAATCGTGGGTTGATGATATTTATAATTAAACAAATATGGCTAAAAAACCCCATGGAAACAATAAAAACGAGGAAAAAAGTACAGAAATAGTTAGAAATAAACCAATAATAGATTTAAATATACTGTTACACCCCTACCAAGAATTAAAGTGTAAGAATAAAACACAAAAAGACCTTATTAATCTAATTAACGAAAAGGAAATCGTTATAGCTGCTGGTCCAGCTGGTGTTGGTAAATCCTACATAAGCATCGCTAGAGCCATAGAACTTCTTAAAAACCCCAATAACTCATATAAGAGGATTATAATCTCTAAACCAGCTGTTGAGTCTGAAGAAAAACACGGTTACTTACCAGGTGATATGCGTGAAAAAATGGACCCATTCATAGCCTCTACCTTAGATATTTTTGATAAAATACTAGGTAGAAATAATAGACGTAAAATGGAGGTTTTGGAAATATTAGAAATACAACCACTTGCCTATATCAGAGGTAAATCAATAGATAACGCCATCCTAATTATGGAAGAAGCTCAGAATATGAGTCCTAACCAAATGAAGACATTACTAACCCGTATTGGTGAGAATAGTAAGTTTATTATATCTGGAGATTTAGACCAATCAGATAGGTATAAAAACATATCTCAAAGTGGTTTATATGATGCTGTTAAAAAACATATAAACATCCCAGAAATTGGTATAATAGAGTTTGCTAATGAAGATATTGTTAGGAATCCAGTAATATCAAAAATATTAGCTAATTATAAGAGAGTTGAATATGAAGTGAAAAAACCAATCTCACCTAAAACACAACTTATTAGTGAGGGTCAAAATACTGATAAAACAAAAACTAAAAGATTTTTCGGATTATTTGGTTAAATTACTTTACTTATCATGTATAACCATTAGATTTGGTTATTATGAAAATAGGTATAACAATAAATGATGTTTTAAGAGACTTCTTAGGACAACTAACTTACACTTATGATAAATACATCGGCCCCATTGATATCAAAGAAGGTGATGTAACAAACTTTAACTTAATTGAGTTTTTTAAGTTTGATGATATCGATAAGATGAATAGGTTTCTATATTTAGAAGCACCATTAGAAATATTTGGTCACGCTGACCAAATGTCAGATGGTTTAATGAATCACTTCAACACTTTTATAATGGATATTAAAGATGATGGAGTTCATCAAGTAGAAATAGTTAGTAGAGAAGCGGATAAAGCCATCCCATCAACACTTTTCTTTTTATCTAAAACTGGTTGTAGAATGGATAAAATTAGGTTTGTTAATAGTTATTCTGAGAAATGGGATGGTGTTGATGTTTTAGTTACGACAAACCCTAAAGCTTTAGAAGAAAAACCAAGTGGTAAAATAAGTGTTAAAATTAAAACTTCGTATAATAAAGACGTACCAGCTGATTATGAAATAGATTCACTACTTGATTTTATTAAAAATGATGAGTTAAGGAATAAAATATTATTAACAAAAATAACAACATACGAAGTACTAAAATAATTAATATGATTGAATTTGGTGGTGTGCATTACTATATTGATTTAGAGGCTTTAGATAAAGTAACATCAGTTAATAATATAGATAATGGTGAAGCAATAGTAACTGAACAAAAAATTATAAAAGATAATAATGATAAGGTTATTGGGTTTGAAGAGAAAAAAACTTTTACCCTTAAAGTTAAAGAAATAGAGGTGGTTAAATATGATATCGTTAGAATGATGATAGAAGTATTAATTGATTATAATGAACAATCTGGTGAGGCGTTAGATGATTCATTAGGTATAGATAGAGCGTTACAAAAAACACCGCTATCTTATAAAGTAGCGTTTAATACACTGTATAATTGTGGGGTATTAAAAGAAAAAGAATAACAATAAAACAATTTAAAAACAAATGGAACAACAACAACAAAAAACAATTGAAGAACAATTAACACAAATTAAAACAGTTCTTAATGGGTTAGAAAATAAAGAATCTAAATTATATTTTTTCACCCTAGATACTAAAGGTAATCCAACTGCTGGTATTGCCAATATTTATGAACACGTTAAATTACTCAACGAATTAGGTTATAAGGCTAGTATTCTTCATGAGAAAAATGATTATAAACTTAAAGGTGATGAAAATGGTCAAGGTATTTCTGATTGGTTAGGTGATGAATATTCAAACCTACCCCACATATCAATAGAGAGTCAACAATTGAATGTTACTGCTGGTGATTTTATCATCATACCAGAAATATTTGCTAATATTATGGACCAAGTTAAAGCGTTCCCTTGTAAGAAAATCGTGTTCTCTCAAAGTTATGATTATCTTTTGGAACTATTACCTATTGGTAAAAGATGGAATGTGGATTACGGGTTCAATGATGTAATCACAACTAGTGTTAAACAAGCACAATATTTGAGTACTCTCTTCCCATCATTAAATACACATATTGTTCCAGTATCAATTCCAACATATTTTAAAAATAGTGATAAACCTAAAATTCCAGTTATTGCAATACATACTAGAAATCAAGGTGATGCTTCAAAGATTGCTAAAGCTTTTTACTTACAATACCCAGTATACAAATGGTTAACATTTAAAGAGCTTAGAGGTTTATCAAGAAAGGAATTTGCCACTGAATTAGGTAAATCTTGTTTAGCTATTTGGATTGATGATGGTGCTGGTTTTGGTACCTTCCCATTAGAAGCTATTGAATGTGAAACACCAATGATTGGTAAAATCCCAAATCTTGTTCCAGAATGGATGGAAACAAAAGATGAAGCTGGGAATACTACAATCAAAAATAATGGTGTTTGGACAAATACAACAATTAACATCCCAGAACTAATTGCTACCTATATGAAAGTATGGTTAGAAGATACCGTTCCAAGTGATTTAACAAATGGTATTAAAGAAAGTATGGGTCAATATACACCAGAAAAACAAAAAGTAGAATTATTAAAGGTTTATTCTGGTTTGATTGAAAATAGAAAGATTGAACTTAAAAATATAATAGCGAATTTGGAAAAAGAATTAGCTAAAAAAACAAACACAACAAATGTATAATATGGAAAAAACAAATATCGCAATTATTCTTCCAGTTCATGAATTGAACGAAGACACAAAAAAATTATTCTCTAACGCTGTTCAAAGTTCTAAAGAACAAATTGTAAGAGCAGATGAATTAATCATTGTAGCACCTAAGGGTAGTGAAGTTATAACATATCTGAAATCTTTTGATTTTGGTGATTATAAGGATTCAGTTGTTATTGCTGAAAATGATGGTGAAACAGATTTTGCTTCACAAGTTAACTACGGTGTTAGTGTATCTAAATCAGAATGGTTTAGCATTCTAGAATTAGACGATGAGTATGCTAAGATTTGGTTTAAAAATGTTGTTACATATAGAAACGCACACCCTAATGTTGATATTTTTATGCCAATTATCGTTGATGTTAATTCAGATAATCAATTTATTGGTTTCACAAATGAAGCAGTATGGGCTAATAGTTTCTCTGATGAATTAGGAGTATTGGATAACAACGCTCTATTAGCTTATCAGAATTTTAATATCGATGGGATGGTTATTAAGAAATCAGTATATGAAGAATTTGGTGGTTTTAAACCAAGTATTAAACTAACATTCATTTATGAGTTTTTATTACGTATGACCTTTAAAGATGTTAAAGTTATGGTTATCCCAAGATTTGGTTATAAACATATCAATCAAAGAGTAAACTCACTATTCTCAAAATATAAAGAAACCATGGACCCGATAGAAGCTAGATGGTGGTTAGCTACAGCTAAAAAAGAATACTATTTTCCAAAAGATAGAAACATAACATACCAAATTCAACCATAAACAATGGAAGCCAAAAGAGGACGTAAAAGGAAAAACGAAATGTACTTTGGTCCAAGAGAGGAAAAAGCCGTTGTTAAATTTTTAGAATCAACAAACCAAGCAGAACGAAATAAAATATTTAAAGAGTCGCTTAAAGCACCGTTAGATAAAATGATTGAGTCTATCATAAGAAAGTATAAACTATATAGAAAGGGTGAAACCTTTGAAAACCTACATGGTGATACTATTTCTTTCTTAATGACCAAGGCCCATAAATTCGAACCAGCTAGAGGTAAAAAAGCTTATTCCTATTTTGGAACTATAAGCAAGAATTATATTCTTGGGTTATTAATTAAAGATGAGAAGTATTTAAAACAAACCGCTTCATATGAAGACGTTTCAAGCGAGGTTGAAGAAAGAGCAGATTTAACCTATGTTATAGATAGTGATACATTCTCAATGGATGCTTTCATTAAAAACTTATCAAATGGTATAAAGGCTGAGTTGGAAGATAAAAACCAACCAAATAAAAAGAAATTAAATGATAATGAAAGAAAGGTTGGGTTAGCCCTTATAGAGATATTGGAGAATTGGGAAACCGCCTTCGAATCAATGAAAGGTGGGGCTAAATATAACAAAAATTCAGTATTAGAAACCATGCGAAATTATACTAATTTATCAACAAAAGATATTAGATTGGCTATGAAACGATATAAAGTGTTATATGAGCTTCTAAAACAACATGGTTTGTAATAAAAACCAACTTTGCGGGTATTTATAATAAAACAAACATATGCCTAGAAAACAAAAAGCAGACGTAAAAGTAAACAACTCAACAAGTTTGGAATCTTTAATGCAAGAGACTTATAATGATGCTTGTTTACAAATTAATGATGCACAAAAGAGTATTAATGAATTAGTCACTAGTGCTAACCCAACAGATGTGGATGATTTAACTAAGATTGCTAAAGAAAAAGCTAGTCTTTTAAAAGTTAAAGATTCTG